TAGGTCTTGATCCGCGCCCACGTCGTGCCGTTCATGTCGTCTTCGACGATCTTCTTCCGCTTCGACGGATCGATCGTCGAGAAGTAGGTCAGCCCGGCCTTCGTCGCCTGCACGCGTACCAACGCTCTGCGATTAACCTCGTCAAACTCGATCATATCCTTGCCGTACAGGAAGTTTCCTTCCTCAACGGAGTCACAATTGACCCAAACAGGGTCTTTGCGCATCCACGGGACCGGGAACTCGCGGATCTCGGGGTACGGGTAGGCGAGGAAGCGCCCGCTCGGCAGCCGCATGAACAGCCAGCTTCCGGCCGTCCTGAACGCGATCCTGCCGACCCGGTGGATGCTGCCGCGCTCGCGCACGGCGGCGACGGCGGCTTCCTCCATTTCGTACCAGAACTGCTTGATCCTCGGGTGCTTCTCGCGCCAGCCGTCGCGGATGGCCTCGATTTCCGTGGTCTCGAGGTCGACGCCATAGTTCGCAGCCATGGTCGAGAACGCGCCGACGCCGCCCTGATAGCCAAGGGCGAGCTCCGGCACCTTGCCGTAAGCCTGGCGCTCGGACTTCGTCACGTCCTCCGGCCGCTTGTTCAGGATGGCGCCGGCGGTGATCTTGTAGAGGTCGTGACCGGTCCCGGCGTCGAACGCCCGGAACGCATTCAGCTTCCACTGCTCGCCGGCGAGCCAGGCCAGCACGCGGCCTTCGATGTTCGAATAGTCCGCCGCGACGATCCGGTGGCCGGGCGCAGCGACCAGCATGCCGCGCAGCGTGTCGGCGACCGCCGAAAGCGGCTTGTCGTAGTTCATGGCCACGTACTCGAAATCGCCGGTGGCGACGATCTCGATCAGCGTGTCGATGTCGTTCTCCTCCGGCCGGCGGAGGTTCTGCGGCTGGAAGCGCCGGCCGCCCCATCGGCCGGTCGACGCCGAGTGGAACTGCAGCAGCCCCTTGGCCCGGCCATCCTCCGGCGACTTTCCGGCGAGAAGGGTGTCGATCTTGGCCACGGACGCCTTCGCCGCCTCCTGGCGCACAAGGAGCACGTCGCGGACGTGCGCGGGAACCGGGCTGTCTTCTCCCAGCAGTTCCTCGAGCGCGGCCTTGTTGACGCTCTCGCACTCGACGCCCCGCGCCTTGACCCACTTGACCAGTTCGTTGCGGTTCGAGCACCGCGACACGGCGCCGTCGGTCAGCTTGCGCATCTGCCTGTCGAGGTCGGCTTGCGCTTGTGCGACGATCGCCTTCGCAGCCCTGGCCAGGTCTTCGTCGACGAGGACGCCGCGGTCGTTTACCGTCTGGTCGAGATGCCACAGTGCCAACTCGGAATCGGAGAGCGGCCGCAGGCGCTTGTCCAGCGCGCGCTCAACCTCGACGTCGTTCTTGCAGTAGGCGACCAGACGCTCGATCTTCTCGGGGTCGTCCCACCAGACGATCGTGCCGTCCGGCTCGACCTTCCTCGGCCGCGCCATCTGCAGCATCAGCCGGCGGCCGGTCATGTCCTTGCCGATGTCGAGCCCGGCTGCCGCCGCGGCGCCCTCCAGGCTGCCCGGCAGGGCCAGCGCGTAGGCTTGCGCCATGGTGCACCGCCACTGCGTCACGGCGGGCTCCGGAAAGCCGTAGCGGGGCGCGAGGATGTAGCGCCAGATGACGCGTTCGAATGCGGCGTTGTGTGCCATCAGCACGCCGCCGACCATGACGTGCTCGACGACGTCGCCCGGCACCGGCTCGCCCGGCCGCCACACGCGCACCGGCTCGTCGCCGAACGCGTACGCCATGCACCAGATGTCCGTGGTCGGGTCGGCCGCGTAGGCGTAGGCGCCGGTCTTCTTCAGGTCGGCGGCGGAGCGGGTCTCGAAGTCGACGTGGAGTGCGGTCACTTCAGCCTCAACACCCACGACGAGCCATGCCCGCCGCGCCGCGCCGCCTCGATGACCTTGACCAGGTCCTTCTTCTCCAGCCGGCGGATCATGTCTCCGCCGTAGACCTTCAGGCCACACGCCTGCGACACGTCCGCCGCCGTGCAGCGGACGACGCCCTTCGCGTCGGCCATCTTGCGCAGCGCGGCCATGGCTTCGTCGAGCCGCTGGCCTTGCCGCGTCGGCGTGAAGTCGCCGGGCTTGCGGGCGCGCAGGGCAACGACGGGCTTGTCTCCACGAGGCAGAACCTCGCCGGCCATGGCGCGCTTCAGCGGGGTGGTGTCGGGGACCGAGAGGCCGAGGCCATATGTTGTTTCGACCGCAACGGCCGTCCCGGCGAGCTTTTGCCGAATCTTGCAAACCCACACGTCGACGATCTTGGCGTCCGGAAGGTCATCGATCCGGTTGGAATAGACGACCGACAGGATGCCGTCCTTCGAATGTGCGCGGCCGTCGGAAAGCAGGATCAGGATGTCGGCTTCCTTCGAGGTCAGGCCGAACTGGCGCATCAGGTTCGCCTTGGCCTCGGCGCCGGCGTCGGCCATGTGCGCCCCGAGGACATGTTCCAGTTGCTCGATGTAGCGCATGAGATCCGGGACCGGCGTCCGCGCGGTCAGGTCGGTGCGGAACTGGAAGGTCACGACGTGGGTTCCTCCGGAAGAGGCATCCAGTGCGTTGGGTTGACGACAGCCTCATAGTCGTCGTTCTGGCGAGCAAACCACGCAGCCGGCATCCAGTAGCCTTCGCCATACTCGCCCGTGCTCTCCCAATGACGGTCTTGCCAGGCTGCGATGCACCAGCCTCTGCCATCCATGAAAGTTCCACCTTCCGCCCATGCGGCGTAGTCGGTCAGACGGTTCTCGTCGTGCGGGTCTTGGCAAGGGTCGGCGTCGTGGTCGTAGAAAACCAGCACGTCCTTGCCGACTTCCTTTGGTGCGGTCGCTATTGGTCGTAAAGTAATCACGCCGCCCTCCCCCTTCCTCACCGCCGACAGGAGCCGCACGACCTGGATCGACGGCATCTGCTCCGGGTACTCGTCGTGCAGCATCAGCAGCGCCTCGTCGGCGCGGCCTTCGACGATGTGCATGGCGATCTCGTCGAGCCAGTCGATCAGACGGCGGCCGGTGCGAGTTTCGTGTGCCATTTGGCGTACTCCTCGTAGGCGTTCAGGAACTTCTCGCGGGCGAATTCCGGGCTCCACGGCTCGATGACGACGCCGAGCGGTTCGTGCATGTTGCCCCACTCCGGCCCGCTGGCCGCGAGCGGCGCCATGACCTGCTCGCGCTCGTCGGACAGGATCCGCTCGTCGAGCCGCTTGATCTCGGGCGTCAGCAGCAGGAACGGCAGGTCGAAGCGGACGCAGATCGCGCGCTCGACGAGCCCTTCCGCCCACTCGACGAAGCCGGCGTCGACGTGGCGCTTCATCGGGCGGATGACGTCGCCGAAGCCGGTCAGCGCTTCCGGCGCGTCGTGCAGCAGGGCGCGCAGCGCCAGGTGCGCCGGCGCCTTGCTGGCGACGAGCACGCTGTGCTGCGCCACGCTGTAGAAGACCTTGCAGTGACCGGCGTACCGGCAGGTCATGGCGAGCGCGTGGGCGATGTCGACGATGTCGACATCCTCCGGCCGCGGATCGAGCGGCCAGAAGCGCTTGCCGGTGTACGTCTGGAACCAGTTGCCGGCGCGGGCGGGGGCGGCCATCACTCGCCCTCCAGGGGCTCGTGGTCGTCAACCACGTCGAAGCCGTCGACGACGAGCAGAGGGTCGACCTCGCGCAGCAGCCCCGCGAGGACAGTGCCGGGCTCTTGGCCGGCAAACCGGCTGTCGCGCATCGCGGACACAAGCCGGGCCACTACGGCGCCCAACGACGAAACCTGGATCGTGTATCCGCGCTTGACGTACTTGATCGCGCGGAGCAGCGAGCCGCCGGCTTCTTCTTCCCGAATCGGACTGGTGTAGACGAGCCGCCGCGCGGCGAGGTCGACGTAGAAGCGGTTGCCGCACTCCGAAACCCACGGATCGTTGGCGTTGCGGCCGGAGCGCCAGACCGCCGCCTGGCAAACCGTGTAGTCGAACGAAGCGACAAGCGCCTGCGGGTACGTGAAAACCCACCGCGTGATGAACTGCACGGGCAGCCGATCCGGCGTGAGCACCGTGACCGCGTTCTTGGTGCGATGCAGCTTCGACCCCGGACGATCCTTGGCGAAATTCTCAGCCAGATTGATCAGGTAGTCCTTGTCGTGGCCGAAAATGTCGATATCGCTCGGCGTCTCTCCCGCGATCGTCGCGCGGATGAACCCGCCGCCGACGAAGACACGGCCGGGGTGCGCCGACATGAGGTTGCGCACGTCGCGAGGAATGCGCTGGACCACATACCGAACGTCTGACGTTAGTAGTTCGCTCATCGAAAATTCTCCTTTCTTCGCTACAGATGGCGACACCCTGGCCGCAAAGCGGTCAGAGCATGCCGCATGCGTGCAGGTACGTCTCGGTCAGGGCCGCTTCCTCGTCACGCTTCGCCTTGTCCATCTTCCGCATGCGGACGATCTTCCGGACGATCTTCGTGTCGAAGCCCCGGCCTTTCAGGTAGGAGTAGACCTCCTTCTGGCTGTCGGCGGCCTCCTGCTTCTCGGCCTCGATGCGTTCGATCTTCTCGATCTGCGCGAGGAGTTCCTTGCCGGCGAGCGAGTTGTGGCCGATGGCGGCGTCCGTCACTGGAACTCCTCCATCCCGGCGAGGTCGCCGTCGTCGACGGCCTCGAACTCGCTCGACGCCTTGACCTTCCCGCCGGCGAGCGGATCGTCGTGCCACAGAAGCTGCACATTCACGAGGCCGAGCGAGACGCCCTTGCCGCCGGTCGGATGTTCCCAAGAGAACGGGTTGACCGAGATACGCGCCCACCGGCCGTCGTAGCAGGCGTCGGCGTCCTGGTCGGCGGAGACCTCGTTGCCGGAGGAGTCGACGACGCCCGGCGCCTGGCGCCGCTTGCCGTTCCTGTCGAACGCCTTCGCCGACAGCCGCAGGCAGTAGGGGTACTCGTCGGCGATGGCGGCGAGCGACTGGATGCCGGCGGTCTCGAGGATCGGCAGCTTCAGCTTCTTGCGCAGCGTCTCGTTCGCCGGCTTGATCTTCTCCTTGACGATGCGGTCGACCTCGGCGTCCAGCACCGACAGGTCGAAACCGGCCGGCACGAGCGCCGTGACGTTCCAGACGAACTTCGACTCGTCCTTCTCGTCTTCGCTCGGCGGGACCGGCTTGAACAGGTTCGCCCACTTGATGCGGACCGCCGGCGTGAAGAAGTTGCCGGAGCGCTCGGACAGGATGGCCTTGCGCATGCTGGCAGGGACTTTCGCGAGAATTGCAGACATTTACATTTCCTTATGTCAGGAGCCGGTTCGCCGGGATGGCGCGGACGGCCCTACTCCGCATCCACCGCGCCGAACTCGTTGGCGGCGCCAACGGCCACGGCAGGGCGGGGATCTTCGCTCGGCACGAGGTTCGTGCCGGAACTCTTGGCTTCGACGAGATCGGCCATGGCCTTCTGTCGCTCGGCCTTGTTCTTGCCGGGGAACTGGCTCTCGACCTTGGCTGGCGACTTCAGCTTCGGCTCCTCGAACGGCTCGATCGCCAGGGCCAGCAGCCTCGCCCTGGCCTCGCCTTCGTTCCGCCACTTGCGTACCGCGCGCTTGGCCACGAGCTTGAAGCCCGCCGGCATCTTTCCGGCCATCGCCTGCGCGTGGGCGTACTCCTGCACGGCCTTGACGTAGTTGCCGATCTGGTCGGCCTCGCGCAGCAGGGCGCCGAGCTTTTCGTCGGACAGCGTCTCCGGCGGCGCCAGCGCGATCGGCTCGCCGACGTCGCCGAACTCCTCCGCCGCGGCGGCCAGGCGCTTGGCGCGCACCGTGGGGCACACGGGCTGCGCCGGGCAGAACCGGCACCAGTCGCCGGCAACGACCACCGCGTCCGGCTTGTCGGTCTCGGCAGCCGCCGCGGCCAGCGTGTCCTCGAACTCGAACAGGTCGAGCAGGTCGATCTCGTAGCTGCGGATCGGACCCTTCGGATGCGGCGCGCGGGGCTGGACGATGTGCATCGTCAGTTTTTCGATCTGCGCATTGTGCAGTCGCCGAGCCGCGCCGGCGGCGTAGAGCAGAAGCTGCGGGTTCTCGTCGGCGTCGACGGCGACGCCCTTGCCGTACTTGAAGTCGCAGACGTGCAGGTGCCGGTCGACCGGGTCGAACACCGTCGCGTCGCCCGTGCCGGAGATGTCGGGGTGCAGGTGCGTCATGTCGAGCCGCTGTTCGACATCGAGGATGCTGTCGACGCCAGCCAAGCCGTGGACGTGGTCGACGTACACCGCCACCGCGTCGGCCATCTCCTCCGTGATCTCGAAGAAGCGGTTCTCGTCGTCGGTGTCTTCCGGCGTATCGACGATCTTCGCAGTCTTGACGTCGACGTACTGGCCGAGACGATCAGCAACGAAGCCGCCCTCAGTCAGCACAGCGGCGCAAAGCTCATGCGCTGCGGTGCCTTCGGCCGCGAAGCTGCTGGTCTCGTTCGGCATGCCGTCCGACAGCCGCACGCTGCCGGGGCAGCGAAGCCACCTGTGCGCGGCGCTCGGGGCGAGCCGCGCGTGGGCGCGGGCGGAGTGGGCCTCGTTCATCACTTCGCCCCCGCCAGCGCCGCGATCTTGCCGTCGACGAGCGCCTTGACCTCGCCGAGCCGGTCGGCCGGGACTTCGCTCAGCTTCGTGGCGCCGTACACGTCCAGGATCTCGGCGAACTTGGCCTTGCGGACCTCCTGCGACGGGAAGAAAGCGTTCAGGTAGTCGGCGATGATGTGCTTGCGCAGATCGTCGACGTTCACCGCCTCGGTGGCGGGAGCAGCGGCGGGAGCATCGGTGTCGGTTTCGGCCACCGCATCCACGCCGGCCGGCGCTTCGTCAGCCGCTTCCGAAACCATGCGTTCCGCTGCGATTCCAGAAGCCGCGCCCGGCTCTCCGCCAACCGCGCCTGCTCCTGCGCCGCTGCCAGCATCCCCGCCGTCGTCAGCGCCTGCCCCAGGTTCCCTGTGCACATCCTGAACCTCCTTCGGCTCGTGTTCGATCGTCTCGCTCTTGCGCGGCCGGCCGCGGCGGGCCGGCGCGGCGGGCTGCTCGGCCACCGTCTCGACGACCGTGTCCGGCGCCGGACCCTGGTGGGCGGCCTCCGTCGCCGGCGCGCGGGGCGTGAGCAACTGCGACATGGTGGCGGTGAAGGTGAGAAGCTGCGACGCGACCTGAGACGCGTTGTCGCCGGTAATTTCGATGCGGATGGTCACTTGGTTCTCCTTCGGGTTAACAGAATCTGTAGCGCGCTTGTCGTCTTCTGTAAAGCTGCAATTGGAGACATTTTGGTCATCGGTTTGCGGGCTCGGCGGCAAGGTCGAGCGTTTCGCCTTCGAGGTACGCTTCGATGAACGCGACGGCCGCTTCGGCAACGATCGCATTGCCGTAACCGCGCAGTCGTCCCACGCGGGCGGCAGCCCCATGAGCCAGCGGGAATGTGCCGGGTTCAACTGGCCGCCACCGTCCATCCCGGCAGTAGAGCCAGTCAGCATCTCGCCAGAAACCGTTCGTCGGGCCGGCTGTGGGTTGTCCTTCAGCCAGTTCACTTCGTCCGTCAGGTTGACCGTGTGCCCGCCCGCCAGGCGCTTCGCCGGATCCTGCCCGTTGCCACGAAGGCTGTTCGGACTGCTCGCTGTCGGCGTGCGCCACCCCGCCAACTCCACCGTCTTCCGGCTGCTGTCGTTGTTCCCTGCCGCGTTGTTGCCGTTCTGCGCTGGCGTCCCGGCCATAGGCGTCGGCCTCCCCGCTAAGTCGGTCATGTCCTGCAACCGCTGCTGCGCCTTCGACCCGTCCGGGTTCTGCATCGTTAGCGCGCGGGTCTCGCTCGCCGCCCTGTCGTCCTTCGCAACGCACGTCGGCCAGCCCGCCAGGTTCGCCTGCCTCGGAAGCTGGTCGAAGCGTTCCTTGCCCGTGTCCGAACGCGGTGTGATGTCCGCTCCGCTGTCCTTCCAGTCGCGGGTCGTCGTCGTCGTCCAGCCGGCCAGATGCACCTTCGAACCTAATCCACAGTCGTTCCCGCGATAGACGCCCGTCTTCTCTGTCAAGCGTTGCTTGCGTTCCCACACCTTCTCCGGAGTCGTCCCCGGCTCCACAACGCACGGTGTCGGCCACCCGCTCTCCGAACCACCAGAGTCGTTGCCGGATGTGGGGCGCGCCGACGCCCGCAGCGCAGAGATCGACCGCCCCGCTGGCGTAGCCCGTTCCTTCCAGGTCAGCCTGTACAAGGTCGAGCCAACCAAGTCCGTCCTTGCTCGCAACCTGCTCACCAAGGACGACAGGCGGCCGGCACTGGCCGATGAGCCAGTGGAAGGCGGGCCAAAGGTGCCGCTCGTCAGCAAACCCGCCGCCTTTGCCTGCCGCGCTGAAAGGCTGGCAGGGACAACTTCCGGTCCAGACGGGACGGTCGTCGGGCCACCCGGCCCGGCGAAGAGCGTAGGACCAGACGCCGATGCCGGCGAAGAAGTGGCACTGCGCGTATCCTCGCAGGTCGTCGGGGCTGACATCCTCGATGCTCCTTTCGTCCACGTCGCCAGGCGCGATATGCCCGGCCTTGATCAGTTCGCGCAGCCACGCAGCGGCGAGCGGATCGAACTCGTTGTAGTATGCAATCCGCTGCAAAGCGCTACACTCCCGTCTCCGGGTCGTAGTGCAACCGCTCACGCAAATATTCCGCGGTCAGGGTCATGCTCTGCTCCGTCCACAATTCGGGTGATACTCTGGATCTTGCGCATGATCGCGCGCTGCACGACTTCGTCGATCGAGCCCGCGATCATCGCGAAGCGCACCAGGCACGGTTCGGCTTGGCCGATGCGGTGAATCCGCATCGCCGCCTGCTGCATTTCCGCCGGCACGAACGAACTCTCGACGAACAGCAAATCCGAAGCGGCCGTGAGGGTTATACCTGTTCCTGCAGCCGTCAATTGGCCGATGAACACCCGCACGAGTGGATCCTTCTGCAGCCGGTCCACCGACCGCTGGCGCTCGCCCTGCTTCATCGATCCGTCGACGCGCACGGCGCGCGTGTGCAGCCGGTCGAACAGCGTGTCGATCACGATCTTGTGGTGCGCGAAGACGACGAGCTTCCGGTCGGCCGGCGTCGAATCGAGCCAATCATTGATCCACGCCGCAGCCGGCTCGGCCTTGGCCATCCCGGTCAGCCGGCGCAACGTCGAGACGCTGCCGTTGGCCGCCAGGCGCTTCAGGCCATCGACGCCCTCGGCATCGAGCGTAGCGCGCACGAGCGCCGCTTCCTCGCCGTCGATGCCGTCCAGCCGGCCTTCCATCCATAGCTCGGAGAAGCGCAGCGGCGGCAGTTGCGGGAGAACGTCCGCCTTGCGCCGGCGCAGCATGAAGCCGTCGAGCTTGGCATGCAACTCGGCCTCCCGCTGCGATCCGGTGACTTCCCACCCCCGTCCGGTGAACGTCTTGCGGCAGTAACGATCGACGAACTGGTGGTAGGTGTACTCCCGCCCGGTCAGATCGGAACGCAGGACGGAAGGGTGAAGCGCCTTCAAATGCGGATAGAGTTCGTACGCGTAGTTGGGCATCGGCGTTCCCGTCAGGAGCCATGTCTGCTGCCCTCGACGGACGATGCTGTGCGCGTCGCTCAACTCGAACTCTTTGTTGAAACCGTAAATCGCCCGCGTCCGCTTCGCCTCGATCTCCTTCAGGTAGTGCGCTTCGTCGATGATCACGGCGTCATACTCGTCGCGCAGGATGGCGCCGCGGTACTTTTCGACAGACGCGTCGTAGGAGAACACGCCGGCGAGCCAGTCCCCCGTCCGGTAGGCCGCGATCTCCCGGCGCCAGTTCTCGACGACGGACGCCGGGCAGATCACCAGCACGCGCAGCGCGCGGACGATGTCGCAGGCGTCGATCGCCTGCTTCGACTTGCCGAGGCCGGGGTCGTCGGCCAACAGCGCGGCCTTGCGCGACGCGAGGAAGGCAGCGCCTTCGGCCTGGTAGGGGAGGTCGAGGAGAGTCATGCGCCTTTGGGCTTGGCTCCTGTGAGAGAGCGGAGGGCCGTCGTTGCCGTGTGCAGTGCTGCCACGGCGTGCGAATAGAGCGGGCCGGCGTCAACAAAGCGCTTGTTGGCGATGGCGTTGCGCAGAACTTCGCGCGACTTCTCCAGCGCATCCACCGCCTCACGCATGTCGGGGGAGGGGTATGGCTCTAGCGCAGAGAGGATGCGGCGCTCGAAATCGGCTTGCGCGGCGGCTTTGGCGTCCTCGACGCCAGCCGCGTCGTGCGTAATCGTTTCGTCCAGCCCATCGAATTGCCATGAAGCGTGCGACACGATTGCCGAAGCGCCGTACCAGCCGATGTTCGGGGCGTGGGCGCGCCAAAGTGGCTTCCCGCTCGGATGCTGGACCCATTCCAGCGCTTTTACCTTGATCGTCACGCCACTCTCCCCAACGCCAGGTGAAAAATAGCGATGGCGTCAGCCTCGTCCTCGCTGCCGGGCTCGAAGCCGCGGCGCCGGCACTCGGCGACCATCGCGTCCTTGGAGGCATTCCCCGACCCGGTCCACGCCTTCTTGATCTCGCCGACGGGCAGGCCTCCGTACGGGATGTCGTGCTCCTCGCACCACGCGGTCAGCGTGCCCATCAAACCCCCGTAGACGTGTGCGGCGTCGACGCCGCGGTGCCGCCTGACCTCCTCGTAGAAGACGTGCGTGACGCCGTAAGCCCGGCGGATGTCCTCGAGGTTGGCGCGCATCTTGACGAAGCGCATGCCGCCGCCGTCGTAACGGCCGGGCTTCAGGTTCCATGTGCCGGAGACCATGTGTTCCTTGCTGCCGATCGCGAAGCCGGTCGAGGTTCCGAGATCGAGTGCGAGAATCTTGCTCATGCTGCGCTTCCCACCTTTGCTAGGACTGTTTTCCTATTTTGTTCTGGTACGCTTGTCCACCCACAGTAAGCCAATCGATTGCTCGCGCACGCTAACGCGCAGCGGGCGCGCAAGAAGCGGCACCGTGTTGGTTGGTTTAAGTTTCGTTAATCTGCGCGACCTCGCCGGCGCAGGCCGCGTAGCCGCAGGCGTCCACGTAGTCGTCGACGTTCAGCGCGCCGGACTGCGTGCGCGCCAGCTTCATCAGGGCCATCATGCAGCCGACGTCGTGCGCGTCGAGCGGCGCGGACGGATCCTTGCGGATCGATAGCCACGCGTTCCACACGCCGGCGATCCGGCGGAAGTTGTCGTGCTTGGCGCCGTGCTGGCGGTCCCGGTCGCCGCCGACCAGGCTGGCGGCCTTGCCGGCGATGTCGACGGCGCGGCGGGGGAGAGTGTCGACAGCAACTCCGGCCGCCTCGGCGTCGAGTTCGGAAGCGATGGCGACGTCGACCGGGTGCTGCGGCAGCGGGGCGGGGACTTCCTCGACGAGGTCCATTTCACACTCCTTCACGCTGCTGTAGCGCCCATTGTCCAGGTAGATGGTGAGTCCCGACACCAATTTGTCGAGGCACCACGGGTACAGAGACGGCTCCCCGCGATGCCACGCCGGACCCACGACCTCGCCGTCCCGGCGGCGATACCACTTGCCTTCCTCGATCTGCAGTCCGCTCACAGGCCCATCCTTTCCAGCAGTGCCTCGATCTTCGCCGTCATCGCGCGCCTGAACTTGCGGCCTTCCCGCATCTTCTTGACGAAGGCGGGATCGCCGAAGTGGACGTAGCCGAACGCCGTCTGGCTCATGCCGGACAGCAGAAGAGCTTCCTCGAGGCGCGGCACGAGGGGGTCGAGATCGATCGGGGTTTCGGTGTTCATGGCGCGGACATTACGCTTGCCTTTGTCGCTTTGCAAGAGTAATTGTCGCCATCGGTAGCGAAATTGCTACGACAACGAAAGGAGACAGGACCGATGACCACCCTCTACAAGCTGACCGACCAGGACGGCTACACCCGCCGCAACTACGACAACGCCTGCCTGTGGGGCGAGAATGTCTCGCACTCCGGAACCGGGAAAGGCGAACTGTGCGGGTCAGGCTACGTCCACGCATACACGCACCCCCTGCTGGCGGTGCTGCTGAACCCGATCCACGCCGACTTCCCCGCGCCTCGCCTGTGGGAAGCTGAAGGCGCGATCGCCAAGTCGGACCGTGGACTGAAGGTCGGCTGCGTCACGCTGACGACGATCCGCGAAATGCCGCTGCCGATCATCTCGACGGAGCAGCGCGTCCGCTTCGCGGTCCTCTGCGCGAAGACGGTGTGCGTGGATGCCGCCTGGCTCGCCTGGGCCGGCAAATGGCTCGACGGAACGGACAGGACCGAAGCGGCGGCGCGGGCGGCGTGGGCGCGGGCGGCGGCGTGGGCGTGGGCGGCGGCGGCGGCGGCGCGGGCGGCGGCGGCGGCGTGGGCGTGGGCGGCGAAGGCGGCGGAGGCGGCGGAGGCGGCGGCGTGGGCGGCGGAGGCGGCGGAGGCGGCGGCGAAGGCGGCGGAGGCGGCGGCGAAGGCGGCGAAGGCGGCGAAGGCGAAGCCGATCGACCTGATCGCCATTGCCGAGGAGGCCGTGTCGTGAGGGAAGACCACAACGAACGCGTGCTGTTGGGTCTGGCGTACCTGGGCGCTCGTATCGCGGCAACTTGGCACCACAAAGCACTGCCCAACGGGGAGTACGCACAGACCGTCGAAGAACTTCGCGCGGCGTACCCTGACCTGGAGAAAACATGCGACATCGAGATGGGGGTGTCGCCGTACACCGGAAGGCAAAGCGTGCTCGTGCGTGGACGAGATGCGCACGCCATGTTCGCCAAGCGGCCCTGAAGTAACCCGTCCCTCTTGCGCCACGCGCGCCGTTCGTCTTATTTTGTAGCGTTTTCCCTGACGCACCGAAAGGGCCGCCGGCCTCATGCAGAACCCCAAACTCGCCGCCGCCCTCGAAGCGGCGGCCAAGGGCTTCCGGGTCTTCCCCGTCAAAGCGAATTCGAAGACCCCCGCGCTGAAGGATTGGCCGGACAGGGCCACCGACGATCGGCGCCAGATCGAATCGTGGTGGAATCTCGGCCCCGACTTCAACATCGGCATCGCCACCGGCCACGGGCTGCTTGTCGTCGACGCCGACACCAAGGACAACCGGCCGGGCGGCGATTCGCTCGACATGCTCGACATGATCGGGCTCCCGGCCAGCTACAGGGTCGCCACGCCCTCCGGCGGCACGCACGTCTACCTGAAGACCGACGGCCCGCAACGCAACCGCGCCGACACGATCGTCGGCTATCCCGGCATCGACATCCGCGGCGACCGCGGCTACGTACTCGGGCCGGGCAGCACGATCGACGGGCGCGCGTACTCCGTCACCACTCATGCGGAAACGGTGACACCGGCGCCGGAGTGGTTCCTCGAAGTGCTCGGCGCGCCGCCCGAACACACGCCACACTCCGACCAGCCGCTGACCGAACTCGACCAGCCGCAGAACATCGCCAGGGCCACCGAATGGCTGGCCGAGCGCGCGCCGGAGGCGATCCAGGGCGCCGGCGGCGACGACACGACATACCAGGTCGCATGCCGCATGCGCGAGTTCGCGCTGTCGCAGCAAGCCGCGCTCGACCTCATGCTCGAACACTGGAACGAAACCAAGGCCAGCCCGCCGTGGCAGCCGGACGACCTCGAGGCCAAGGTCGGCAACGCCTACGCGTACGCCACAGGCGGATGGGGCTCCGCGACGGCGGCAGGCGAGTTCGGCGCACTGGACATCGATGTGGGCGAGGCGCCGGCGACCAACTCCGGGATTTTCCCGGAATATGGGGAAAATAACGAACAAAATCAAAGCACCAGTGGTGGTGACCGAATCCACGCGAAACCCTACGCCTTCGTCGAGCCGTCGGCGATCCCGCGGCGCGACTGGCTGTACGGTCGCCACCTGATCCGCAAGTTCGTCAGCGTCACCGTGGCGCCGGGCGGCGTCGGCAAGAGCTCGCTGGTCATCGCGGAGGCCCTGGCCATGGTCTCCGGCAAACCGCTGCTCGGCATCGAGACGAAGCCGCTGCGCGTCTGGTACTGGAACCTCGAAGATCCCTACGACGAACTGCAGCGCCGCGTGCAGGCGGCCATCCAGCATTACGGGCTGACGCAGGAAGACATCGGCGGCCGGCTGTTCGTCAACAGCGGCCGCGAGAGCCCGCTGCGCATCGCCGCGCTCGACAAGCAGGGGTCCGCGCGCATTCTGCGTCCAGTCGTCGACGCATTCTCGGCGGAGATGGCGGCCCTGGCCATCGATGTCGCCTCGATCGACCCGTTCGTGTCGTCGCACCAGATCCCCGAGAACGACAACAACGGCATGGACATGGTGACGAAGGAATGGGGGAGCGTCGCCGACCGGGCCAATGCGGCGATCGGCCTCATCCACCACACCCGCAAGATGGGCGGCGAGGAGACGACGGCCGACAGCGCCCGCGGCGGCAAGGCGATCGTCGACGCGGCGCGCGAGGCGCGCGTGCTGAACCGGATGACGAAGGAGGACGCGGCCAAAGCCGGCATCGACAACCACAGGCTCTATTTCCGCACATACTCCGACAAGGCAAACATGGCGCCTCCGGCCGACCACTCGGACTGGTTCAAGCTGGAGAGCGTCGCGCTCGGCAACGGCGACGAGGTCGGTGTCGTCGTGCCGTGGTCCTGGCCAGACCCGTTCGAGACCATCACGCAGCAGGACGTGCTTCGCGTGCAGGCGGCGGTGGCCGAGCGCGAGTATCGGGAGAGCGTGCAGTCGAAGGATTGGGTCGGGTATCTCATCGCCGACGTGACGGGCCTCGATCCGTCGGAAGCGGCCGAGAAGCAGAAGATCAAGTCGATCGTCCGCGAATGGCTCGAAAAGGGATGGCTGAAGGTCACGAAAATCCGTGACGAAAAAGGCAAGGACAGGCCGGTTGTCGTTGCAGGAAAGCGTTTGCAAGAGAACGAATTCGATGCGGTCGATACGTCTTGCAAATGATGTCGACCCCCACTTACCCCCACCTTGCGAAGTGGGGGCGGAAAGTGGGGGAAAGTGGGGGTCCGCACACCACACCAAACCGCACCCCCACCTCACTCTACGGAGTGGGGGTGTGGAGGTGGTGCGGAAGGCCCCCGCGGATGGCCCGAATCAAGGTGGGGGTAAATCGAGGTGCGGACGGAGTGGTGCGCGGGCGAGGGTAGAGTTTTTGGAAAAAATGGAAAAAGATTTGCAAGAGGTGTGTGGTGGAACTCGGTGAAGTGAGACTGTACCGGGGCCAACGCTACGAGTGTGTTGGACTCCGACCGCACACTCGGCGCGATGGCTCGGCGACGGCGTTGGCTGAAATGACTTCGGCGTGCGCGAAGTGTGGTGCGAGATTTGTGTTTTGCGTTCCGGTCGAGGCGACCGCGTTCCAGCCCAATCGTCGGTGCGCGAAGCACAAGAAGGCCGGGCGGAGGGTGAGATGGTGAAAATCTTCGAGCGGACGCCGGTGGCGGCGAAGCGGATCGAGAAGGCGATGGCCCGGCTGGACGCGGCGCGGGTGCGCAAGCAGAAGGCGGCGCACGCGGCGGCGATGGCCAGGAAGGCGAAGCGCCAGCAGGAGCGGCGCGAGGCGGCGCGCGAGCCGGTGCGCACGGTTGCGCGAGGCCGACCCGAGTTGCAGAAAATCAACGCGCTTGCCGGGTGGAAGGTGCTTTGCGCCCGACTGGAGCCGGGCACCTGGTACACGGCCGGGCAGATACGAGCGCTCGTGCCGGAGTACGCGCGAGGCAGCGTCAAGGCGTGGCTGTGGCAGATGTTGCCAGGGCAGGGGCTGATCGAGCGCGCCGGCAACCCGGATTACGATCCGCGGACGCTGCGGCCTGGGCAGACGGGGGTGAGGTATCTCTACGCGTTGACCGCTACGGGGGCTAGCGAGGCCGCCGGCTGGCGTTGCGAGCTCGGGATGGGTGAGGACACCCGGAAACGCGAAACGGGCCTGTGAGGCCCGTTTCTGGTCGATTGCGGGGGTGTGGGGATTCAGGCGCTGCGTTCGAGGTACATTCGCGCGATGTTCAGGGCGAAATCGCGCGGGATGTTCAGGATGACACGCGCCAATCCGTCGTCGGTGAATTCGAGGGAGAAGAAGGTGCGGACGGCGGGCGACGGCGGAGTCCGGTGGTGCGCCTTGACCGGAACGGTTCGGCCCTGCCTCCACGCCACGAACACATCGATGATCTGCTTGCGGATTTCGGCGGCTTTTGGCGTCTGCGACAGGGCGCACAAAACAAGTGCCTGTCCCTCGTTCAGGTAGTAGGCGCGGCCGGGACGTCCGCCCTTGCTGGAGGTTTCCGTCGCGGAGACGGAAACCTCGCCATGCATTTCGAGTTCGGAGCGATTGCGTTCGATGGCGCGCCGAATCATATGCAGGTCGGTCATGCCCAGGCAGGCGGCGAGATGCAGGTCGAAGATTCGCGGTTCGCCGTGGATGACGGAAAGCTGATTTGCGGTAAAGGGTTTCACAGGTGCTATCCTTGCTAGTGGTTGAGGTATCCGGGGCTAGCAAACCGAGCACCGTCGGCCACGTGCGCCTTTAGGCTTGCGCCTTGGACATGCGCGCACGTACCCCGGACGTTGTGATGCGGAACGGACCTTTCGGGTTGCCGTAGACCGCGGCGCTATCGGGCTGCTAGACCCAACAGCGAGGCTGGCACGAATCGCCGGCGGAAGTCAAGTCGGGGTTGACTGGACGAGCACGGCGGCGAGCAGGAAGCCGACGGCGACGAGGCGAAGGGCGAGGACGGCGAGATGGGTCATCGAAAGAACCTCGCGTCCGGCCAATCGGCAAGGATGGCGGCTTTTGCGGCCTCGCGCGACCTGGCGCGCAGAAACTGTGAATTGCCGTCCTGGTCGGCGGCGAACCACAGCGGCGCGCCAAGTCCCCAATATGCGCCTCCGCTATCGTAGCCCCCGCTGTTGAGCGGGATGCGGCGAAGGTGGAGGCGGCCGGCTTCGGTCGCGAGGTAGTTCGCGCCGGTGTGGCGGCCCATGGGCGCGCCATAGCGGCAGTTGACGTTGGGCGTGGGGTTAGGGCAAGGCATTTCAGGGTTCCTTTCTTGGCTGCAAACGGCGACACGCTACGCGAGCGCGACGCACCAGAGGGCGAGCATGGCGACGAACGCCAGGACGGCGAACGCGTTGGCGATGTCGTGGGCGATCGGGGAGCGGAGAAGGGCGCGGATCATGCGTCAGACTCCCCAACGGTTGCGGTCGAACGAATTCGAGCGGCCGGACGCGAGGCGGAATGTGAGGCAGAACCCGCGCGGATCTCCGCTAACCGTGACGGCGCCGGCGTCGTAGTCTCCGAGGATGCGCGACGCGTCGCGAATGATCTTGTCCCTTGCCTTGTCGGCGCGCGCTTCGTCCTCCTCCGTCCAGTTGGCGAGCACGCGGCCGGCCTTGGCGTCGTAGCGCTCGATCCCGTTGCAGCGCTGGATGGCGATTCGCTCGGCGCGCTTGCCCAGGCGCACGAGCGACTCGGCATCACGGGCGGCGAGGTAGGCGTTGGGCCGCTCCGAACGCTCGGTTGCGAGGATGGCGGCGAGGTATGCGGCCGGAGACGGTTCGCGGTGTTTCATGGTCGCCCCCTCACATCTCGAGCCATGCGCGCTTGGCGGCGATGGCCGCGCGGCGCGAGTCGCGGCGGATGCGGCCGCGGGGCGAATTGGCGAAGGTCTCGCGGATCTTGGTCTCGGTCTTCATGTCGTGTTCCCTTTCGTTGGGTGGTGGCTGATGGCTGCAAATGGCGACTTAGGCGGCGCGGCGCGTGGCGTAGAGTGTGCCGAGCAGCGCGCCGCGACGGTCGTACAGCGTCAGCGAAAGCGGACGCGAATCGTCGTGCTTGTCTGCCCAAAACTGCCCCGCGCGGTCGAACGCCTTGCGCCATTGTGGTTTCAGGCCGGCGCGCACGGCAGACAAATCAGGCCAGTCGCGCAGCGCGCCCGGAACTTCCCGCACGGTTGCGACGAACAGGCCGATTGTGCCGGCGCTAGACGGGCCTAGGGTGCGAGGATACTTGGCGGGGAAAACCCGGACATCGTAGAGCGTGGGCGTCATTGTCGTGTTCCCTTTCTTCGGATGATGGCTGCAAATGGCGACTTAGGCGGCGCGCGCTTCGTTGTAGATTGCTTCTGCAAGCCGTTTGGCGTCCTCGGCCGACGACAACAGCGTCATGTAAGCGTCGCGGCCGTAACGCGACAGGCAGCGAGT